ACAACCAGATACTTATGCGGGTAGACCCGGAGTATGTGAATCGTCTTAAGGAGGTTGGCAGCCCTGAGCTTGTGAAAGCGTGGCTTGAGGGTGATTGGAACGTCATTACCGGGGCCTACTTCCCCGAATTCAGCACAGCCGAGCATGTGATACCGCCGTTCCCGGTGCCCCGGCACTGGATGCGGTTCATGTCGGGCGATTGGGGCAGCAGTAGCCCGTTCGCGTTCCACTGGATAGCCGTAAGCGACGGCACTGTGAGCATACCTGATACCCGGATTAGGGCTGCCTTGCCAGACCTAAACGGGCCTGTGCCCATGCGGCAGATACCTAAGGGAGCCCTAGTCGTGTTCCGTGAGTGGTATGGCGGGGTGCCGGGGATGATTAATACCGGCCTGCGGTGGCCTGCGTCCCGCGTGGCGCAAGGTATTCTGCAACGGACGCCACACGGCGAGAAAATCACATACCGCGTTCTTGACCCTAGCGCCTTTAAGCAGGATGGCGGGCCGTCACATGCCGAAGTCATGGCGAGGGCTGGCGTCCACTTCCGCCCTGCTGACAATACCCGGCTACCGGGGTGGGGCGCGATACGGGAGCGTCTTACTGGTATCGACGCCGACCCCGACGTGAATGGCGGCGTAGGCACTCCCATGATATACATTTTTAATACATGTCCGCACCTGATACGGACGCTACCGGCCTTGCAGCATGATAAGCATGACCCCGAGGACTGCGACACTACTGGCGACGACCATGCGCCGGATAGCTTAAGATACGGCTGTATGTCGCGCCCGTGGGCCAGACCGAAGCCGAAACCGGCAGCACCCCCGCCTGCTACCTTGCAAGACGTGACCCTGAACCAGCTATTCAAGGACAGGGCAAATTCAGCCCTTGCCAGAGGGGATTACGGCCTGTAATGTGCCGCCGAAAGGACTAGGAAACCGCTATGGCATCGGCCCCGCCCTCGTCAAAATACCCCGACAATTCAAAGGGTAAGGCGCTGCCCGAGAGCAACCGTAAGACCTACTGGCAGAATGAGATTGCCCGCGCCGAAAAGCGGTATGACCAGTTCCACCAAGACGGCGACCGCGTATACCGTCGCTTCATGCTGGAGAGCGTGCGGGCCAATAGCTCGAACGGCGACAAATACAACATACTGTATTCCAGCACAGAGACGATTAAGCCGTCCCTGTATGGCCAGACGCCGAAAGTCGAGGCCAAGACGCGGCAGACCGATACCGAAGATGCCACTAAGGTATATGCCGCCGCAATGCTAGAGCAGGTTGGCCAGTATTCGCTTGACAGGCTGGACTTCGACTATGTGATGCAGAACGTAGTATCTGACTACGTGCTGCCGGGGCTAGGCCAAGTTTGGGTGCGCTATGACCCGGAGTTTGTGCCCGCACCGCCCGCCGAGCCCCGCGACCTGATGACGCCGCGCCCCGGCTCACTGGCCCCTCCCGGCCCTACCAACACCACATCGGCGGTAGCGAACGACACCGAGGCCGAAGAAGTCTTAAAGTCACAGGGTATTGCCCTTGACTACGTGTTCTACCGAGACTTCCTGACCGGCCCCGGTCGCCACTGGCATGAGATACCGTGGGTATCCCGCCGCGTGTTCTATACCAAAAAGCAAGCTGAGAAGCGGTTTGGGGCCGAAAAAGCCTCCAAGCTGCTATACAGCTACAACGCGCAAGACAAGAATACTGCTAACGGGCGCTCGTCGAACCAAGCGAGCAACAACCCGAAGCAGCAGGCTATTATCTACGAGATTTGGGACAAGGTGAACCGTAAGGTCATCTGGTATTCGGAGGAATACCCGGATGACGTGCTGGAAGAAATCGACGACCCGCTGAGGCTCGAAGGCTTCTGGCCGTGCCCACGCCCACTACGGGCTGTGTGGGCTACTGATACGTTTGTCCCGAAGGCGCTCTACAGTCAGTATATGCCGCAGGCAGCCGAGCTTGACCGGCTGACCGAGCGTATCCGCTACCTGACTGAAGCCCTTAAGGTTCGCGGCCTCTATGACGGCAGCCAAGAGAACTTGGCAAACGTGCTGGACGGCCCCGGCAACAAGATGATACCGGTGCAGGATTGGGCGTCCTTCACTGGCAATGGTGGTATTACTGGCGCTGTGCAGTGGGTTCCTATCGAAATGGTAGTGAACGTGCTTACGCAGCTTTACCAGCAGCGGGAAATCTGTAAGAACGAAATATACGAGATTACCGGCTTCTCGGACATTGTGCGGGGAGTATCGAAGGCCAGCGAGACGCTTGGCGCTCAACAAATCAAGAACGAGTGGGCCGGTGGCCGTTTGCGGGACATGCAGCGGGAAGTGCAGCGCTTCATCCGCGACGTTATCCGCATTATGGTAGAGATTGCGGCGGAACACTATACCGACGAAAATCTGCTGCTGTATGCTGGCGTCACCATACCTCCGCCGACACCAGAAGAACAGCAAGCCCGTATGGCGGCTATGCAGGCTGGCCAGCCTCCCCAGCCTACGCGCGGCGAGCAAATGATGGCGGTAGCCAAACAGGTTATCCAGCTTGTCCGGTCGGAAAAGCTGCGGTGCGCCGCACTTGGTATCGAAACAGACAGCACAATCCTACCGGATGAAAGTAAGGAACGTGCTGACCGGATGCAATTCCTGAACAGCATGGGCGCTTTCTTGCAGCAGGCAGGCCCGATGGCTTTGCAGTATCCCGACATGCGCGGGCTGCTGGCAGGTATTATGATGTTCACGCTGCGGACGTTTACTGCCGCGCGCCCGCTGGAGAAGGAGTTTGAAAACTTCCAGAAAAAGCTACTGGCTGCCCCGCCACAGCCGCCTGAGGGCGAGAGCAAAGGTGGAGACAGCGCCGCTACTGCTCAGGTGGTGGCGCAGTCGCGGGCGCAAGTGGCTCAAATTAAGGCAGCTTCCGATGAAAAGATAGCTGCTGCAAAGCTACAGGCGGATACTGAGGCGGCGAAGCGGAAGGAACAAGCCGACGCAGCCCAAGCGCAGCGCGACCATGAATACCGTATGGCACAGTTGCAGATTGACCGCGAACGCCTAGCCCTTGACAAGCGGAAGCTGGCGCTTGGCATCATGGGTGAGGAACGTGACGCGGAACGGGCTGAACGGGAGCTTGACAAGGCCGAGCGCAAAGAGGAACGTGAGGCCGAACACACAGAGCGCAAGCTTGATATTGACGAGGCCAAGGCCACTGAGGTAGACGAGCCAGACGATGACAGCGAGTGACCTTAACCTATACGACTTTCCGCCCGACCACGTTGGGCGCAAATCGTATGTGACTGTTAAGGGTCATACTCGCTCTATTCCCAAGTATAAATGCTACATGGGCGTGGACAGTAGGTGGCACCTGCACCCCGACTTTGGCGGCACTTGGGACGGCGCGGGTGAGCCTTCCGCGTATGTCATGCCCGACAAGCTGGCGTATGTATCCCCAATCGACGGCAGCCATGTTACCAGTAGGTCGCAGCACCGCGAGCATATGAACAGGCACGGCGTTGTCGAGGCAGGGGACATGAAGCCCGGTAGCATTAAGAGACATACGCAGGCCGCGCCGCGTGTTACTGGTCACGACATTGTGCGGGCCATTCGTCAACTTGGAGGGAATTAATATATGCCGGGTTTGGACAGCAGCATGGGTGTTGATATTGTATCTGACCTCAACGGTCAGTCCTCCGATGCTGTGCCCTATCACGGTAGCGACCTCCCGCCCGAGCAACTAAGCCGCGCGACCGCCCCGGCCCCGGATGCCCCCGCACCGGACGCGCCAGAGGCCCCGGCAAAATCGCTCAGGGACACGCTCTCGGATGCCTTTAAGGGTGGGGAGGCCCCCAAGGCCAATCCGACGCCAGACGGGGCTGAAATCAAGCCTGAGGGGCCTTCTGGCGAGGCCCCTAACGCCGATGCCCCGGCGCTGGTGAAGGTCGGCAACCGCTGGCACAACCCGGATGGCACGTTTGCCAGCCAAGAGGCCATTGACGCCATGATGGCGTCTCAGAATACTGGCGACCAAGGACAGCAGCAAGAGCAACAGCCGGTTGTTCTTAATACACCTTGGGCTAACCGCCTTACCGCTATCGAGCGGGAACAGATTGCAGCGCTCCCGGCGGAAACTCGGCAGTTTGTCGAGCGGACAATGGAGGCTGTAGAGCAGCGCAGTCAACTCTTTAACGAGTATGAGCAGTTAGAGCAACTGATTGGCCCGCGCCGTGAGGCATGGGCGCAGCAAGGTAGTAATACCTTTGCTGCTATCAATCAACTGTTCTCGCTGTCAGACTTCGCTGGTAGAAGTCCGGGCGAGTTTGTGATGTGGTTTGCAGACCAACACAGGCTTGACCTTGACGCGCTACTGGATGAACGGGACGCCCTGCAACAGCAGGCCCCGGTTGACCCGCGCCTCAACGGTTTGCAACAGGAGATTGTGCAGCTTAAGACACTTCTTACAGGGCAACTCACTCAGCAGCAGCAACAGCAACAAGCGGCGAACCTTCGGGAAGTCCAGCAATTCATGGACGCGAAGGATGCTACCGGTAAACCACTGCGACCGTATTTTTCGGAAGTAGTGCCGGAATTGCAGCGTCACATTGCTGTTATCAAGCAGCAGCAGCCGTGGCTATCCGGCCAAGAAGTCCTGCAAGCCGCTTACGACTTTGCTTGTTATACAAACGTGGCAGTCCGCGAGCGTATACAGCAAGAGGCGCAGCGCGCATTGCGGGATAAGGCGGTAGCAGAAGCGGCGCGCGCAAGAGCAGCGGCAAAATCCATTAGTGGTGGCCCAGTATCAGGCGTCGGCAAGGCACCGAACAACGCAAATCGAAGCCTCCGTGAAGAACTCGTGTCGGCTTTTGCCGCGCAGCAAGAATAGGAAGGATTAAGACATGGCTTCGCCCAATGTTACCGAAATCGTCACCACGACGCTCGAAAATCGCTCGCGCAAGCTGGCGGATAACGTCACCAAGAACAACGCGCTACTGGCGCGTCTGGAGAGCAAGGGGAAAATTCGGCCTGCTGGCGGGGGCACCCGTATCATGCAGGAACTCGAATACGACGAGAACGTGACGTTCACGTGGTATTCGGGGTATGATACCCTGAACATCAGCCCGTCTGACGTGCTGACGGCGGCTGAATTCGACTGGAAGCAGTGCAGTGTCGCTGTTACCATGTCGGGCCTCGAAGAACTCCAGAACAGCGGTCAGGAGCGTATGATTGACCTGCTGGAAGCCCGCATCAACAACGCCGAAAAGACCATGCAGAACAAGATGGCGGAAGCCGTCTACGGCGATGGCACGGCGGGCGCTGGCAAGTCCATCGGTGGCCTCGGCCTGCTGGTGTCCGATACTGGCACCGGGACGGTCGGTGAAATCGACGCTGCGACGTGGGCTTTCTGGAAGAACGTGGTATTCGACGCTACTACCGATGGTGGTGCGGCGCCGACGACTACCAACTTCCTGTCCTACATGAACCGTATCTGGCTCAAGCTGGTGCGGGGGACGGACAAGCCCGACCTTGTGGTGGCGGATGACGAATTCTACTCGCTCTACTGGAATTCGCTTCTGCCGCAACAGCGGTTCACTTCGCCGGCGATGGCACAGGCAGGCTTTGAAAGCCTCAAGTATATGTCTGCTGACGTGGTGTTCGACGGCGGGCAGGGTGGCTTCTGCCCGGCCAAGCACATGTATTTCCTGAATACGGACTACATCTTCATGCGTCCGCATACCGACAGGCAATACGTGCCGCTTTCGCCCGACCGGTATACCAACAATCAGGACGCCTTCGTGCGCCTGATTGGGTGGGCGGGCAACATGACCACCAACGGGCGGCGCTTCCAAGGCGTCCTCAAGGACTAACCCAAAGGGGGAGGGGCCGGTATCCGTATCGGCCCCTACTCCACAGCAAGGAGTATTAAGACGTGCAAGAAACTGAGGGCATGATGAAGGGGCCGGATGGCACTATCCTTCGCTTCTTCTACGATACCGCCAAGAACGAAACGGCTTCTATCGCAGAAGGGCGTCCCATCTTCGATACTGTCCTCATGGTGGACGTGATTACGCCGGGGCAGCGCACGTCTACGCCACGTTTCGAGCTTGAGCGCACATGGGCAGAGCAGAGTGTTAAGGCACTTGGCGTTGCACAGCCTTACAAGCGCTCGCTCAAGTATCAACTCTACAAGGAGCAAATCGACCGCTTTAAGGCGAACGAGCAAGGCTCCGACCTCGGCGGAACGCCCCTCAAGGAGTGGCCGCGTATCGACCGCGGGCTTGCCGCTACTCTTGCAGCGGCCAATATCTATACTGTCGAAGCGGTGGCAGAACTGCCTGATAGCCGCTTGGACGTGTTGGGGCTCGGCGGTAGGGCTATGCGGGAGCAAGCCAAGTCGTATCTGGCAGCGGCGGCTGGAGACAGCGGCCTGTCGGAAATGACCGACCGCGCTACCAAGGCAGAAGCCGAAGTGCAGCAGCTTAAGGCTGACCTGCTGACGGCAAACGCCCGTATCGCAGAACTGGAAAAGGGCAAAAAGGTCGAAAAGGTGGCTACTGCCGCCGCGCCCGGTAGCCCGCTTCCCGCAATCTAAGGGAGTAAGCTATGTCGCTGTTCAACATCGTTAAGAACGTGATGGACAGCAACGGCTGGCCAGCGCCTACTACTGCTGTTGCTACGTCGCAAGACCAGAACATGCGGCAGTCGTTTGCGCTGGCTAATACCGCCCTGCGTAACGTGTCGTTCAAGAAAGACTGGCCTATTCTCATGCGAGAGCATGGGTTTACTACGGTAGCCGGTCAATCGGAATACCCGCTGCCAGCGGACTTTCACCACCTTGTTTCGCCCTCTGCTGTTAATGCTAGCCAGTATTACCAGCTTAAGGGCTCTCTCACGCCTATCCAATGGTATCGGCGGGCGCTTAACAACAGCCTCGATTGGGGCTTGTCGTTCCGCGTTGACCCGGTAGGCAAGAATTTCATAGTGGCCCCTACTCCGGCAAGCCCTAGCGACCTCGTGTTTATGTATATCACGAAGAACATCGCTGTGGACGCAAACGGCAACCCTGTCACTCAGTTTACTCAGGACAACGACGTTCCGCTTGTTGACCAAGACCTGATTGAACTGGCACTGGCATGGCGCTGGCGGCAGAAGAAGGGGCTTGACTTTACTGCTGAAATGGCGGAATACCTCGGAACGCTTAATCAGCGGTTTGCACAGTATCTTGCTAGCGGTGAGCTTGATGTTGGCGGGCATCCGCCCGGTGACATGTGGCCGCTTACTGAGGGCTGGGTTCCCCGTCAATTCGGAGTATAAGCCATGCTGTATGAGCGCGTGGAAGTGCAGACGGGGCAGCGGTCGGAGCCGCGCACTACTCCCGCTCCGGTAGGGGGCCTTAATGGCCGTGACAGCCTTGCAAACATGGCTGAGATTGACGCCTATGAGCTTGACAACGTGTTTCCCGGCACGTCAACCTGCCGCGTCCGTAAGGGCATAGTGGAGCATGTTAAGGGCCTTTCGGGGCCGGTGGCCTCGCTGGAAGTATTTGCTGGCGACGTAGACGACACGTTACTAGCGTTTGCAAAGCCGCATGTCTACAATGTTAAAGTCAAGGACACGCCGGTATCCCTCAAAGATAACCTTAATAGTGATGAAACAGTAGCAATCATGTTTTCGACTGTTGCGGACAACGCGCAGTTTCTTATCATCACTACTGGCCAAGACACGCCTATGTCTTATGATGGCTCGGCGCTGGCCAACCTTGCGATTACCGGCACAGATGCGTCCCCGAATGAACTGAATTTTGTATCGTCCTATCAAGGGCGGCTGTTCTTTGCTTCGCGCAACATGCTGGGGTTCTACTACCTGCAACCGGGCGCTATCCAAGGCGCTGCGGAGTATTTTGACCTTGGGCAGCTTTGCAAGTCTGGCGGCTACCTGCAAGCCATCGCCACATACTCGGAAGATGCTGGTGACGGCCCGAACGACTACATAGTATTCATTACAAGTCGTGGTGAATACTTGATGTTTTTTGGAACAGACCCCGGTGATGTTGACCTGTGGCAGCTTGTCGGGCGATACAAGGCAAGCGAGCCTATTGGCCGTAAATGCGTTCTTGACTACGCGGGTGACTTGATTGTGCTGACTGTTGACGGCGCTATTCAGTTTTCGCAAATCAAGAAGCTGGCGGATACCCGCCTAGAGATTACGGCGCTCACGTCAAAGCTTGGCGATATCTTGACGCGCCTTAATGCCTACCGCGATAACTACGGGTGGTGCATGGCCATGTATCCGCTTGGCGGATGGCTACTTGTTTCGGCCCCCGGCAGCCCGACCAGAACCGGTCAGTATTTTCACTTTGTGATGAATACTACAACTATGGCGTGGTGTCGGTTTACGTCCCGTGAGTGGGATGGACTTTGTTTCGCGGTCGCTAATAAGCGGCTGTATCTTGGGCGGCAAGACGGTTCGGTGCGGCTGTGCGACGAGAGCCAAGCCGACAACGGTAGTGACATTAAGTGGAGCGCCAAGCAAGCTTACAACTACTTTGGCACTCCGCAGTATAAGCATTTCAAGTGGGCTCAATTCCTAGTCAAGTCGGAAGCGCCGGTAGTCCTGTCTGCGAACATGTCAGTGGACTACGTGGAAACGCGACCGCTTGCGCCTTCATCGCCTATTGCGCCTACTAGCGGCGCTGAGTGGGATGAAGCGTATTGGGACTTGGACTTTTGGGGCTTTGACCCGTATACGCAGCGTTGGATACAGTCGTTCGGTGTATACGGAGTAGCTGGCTCTCACTGGCTACAAGGTAGTCTTAAGGGTGCTAGCCTTGAATGGTTCGCAACTGAGCATGTATTTGAAAAGGCGCAAGGGCTACTCGGATGATTGTTGTTCCCGCAGGTGACAAGACAGAGCTTGTAGGCCAGTATGTTGGCGAAAAGGCTGGGGTGTCTTTTGTCCCCGGCATGTATCAAGCAATGGCTGTTCTTAATGATACTGGCGAGTTTGTCGCCGGTGTAGTCATTTCGGACTATCGCGGGCACGACTGTCAGATTTCATGCGCTACGGAGACAAGCGCTGCTTGGCGGGATAACGTCATGCGCGCTGTGTTCACATACATATTTGTGCAGCTTGGGTGTGTCCGCTGCACCAGTATTACGCGCAAGAACAACAAGCGCGCTCGGGGCTTTTTGGAGGGCCTTGGATTTAAGCTTGAGGGGACTGTCAGGCTCGGCTATGATGGCGTTAAGGATGCCCTCATTTACGGCTATCTGGCGTCAGAATGTCAATATATTCAGCCAGTTGAGCCGGAAGATGAAGCGGAACCCGAACCGGAACCGGAAGCCGTGACGACGCATTAGGAGGCATGATTGGGGAAGTCTAGCCCGAAACCCCCCGCCGCCCCCGACCCTGTTGCTACTGCACAAGCACAGGGGGCGATGAACCGCGAAACTGCGGTAGCCAATGCGAACCTCAACCGTATCAACCAATACACGCCTCAAGGCGCATTGGTATTCAATCAAATCGGCACGAACGCCGATGGAACGCCTCGGTATGAGAGCCGCCAGACGTATAGCCCTGAACAGCAGAAGCTATACGAGCAACAAATGCAGGTGTCGCAAGCCCTGTCGGGGCTCGCTGGCGACAACATCAGCAGGGTAGCAGAAGCGCAGTCCAAGCCCTTTACCTATGAGGGCATGGTGCCGTTGCAGACTGGTATTAATGCTGGTCAAATCCAGACGGGCTACAATGCCGGTGGGCCTATCAGGAACAGCTACGATGCGGGCGGGCAAATCCAAACGCAAGTTGGCAATGCTGGTAGCATTAATACCAATTACGCTTCCGGCGGCGACATTCAGCGTCAGGTAGCAAACGCTGGGAACATTCAAACAGGGTATGGCTCGGGCGGCGACGTGCAAAAGTCGCTGGACTTTAGCGGCGCATCGGCGCTGCCGGGTATTAATGACTTTGGGGCCGAAGCGCGGCGAGTGCAAGATGCCGTGTATCAGCAAGCGACAAGCCGCCTTGACCCGCAATGGCAACAGCAGGAGCGGCAACTTGCGTCACAACTGGCAGCCAAGGGTGTATCCGAGAACAGCGAAGCCTACCGGCGCGCTTTTGACCAGATGGCCCGGCAGCGGACAGACGCATACAATCAGGCGACCTTCTCCGGTATCCAAGCGGGTAGCGGCGAACAGTCGCGGCTGTTCGGGCTGGCGTTGGCCGGTAGGCAGCAAGGTGTCGGTGAGACACAGGCGCAAGGGGCCTTTGCAAATCAGGCGCAAGCGCAGGCCGAAGCCCAAGCCGCCGCAAGAGCCGGGTTTGGGAACCAAGCGCAGGCACAGCAGTATCAGCAGAACCTTGCTGGCGCGCAATTCGGTAACTCAGCACAGGCGCAAGCTGAGGCGCAAAACGCTGCCCGCGCTGGCTTTGGTAACGAGGCACAGCAGCAGCAATTTGGCCAGAACCTACAGGGCGGTGCGTTTACCAATCAAGCGCAAGCGCAGCAGAACCAACAGAACCAAGACGCGGCTATGTTTGGTAACGCGGCAGCACAGCAAGAGGCTGCCCGTAATGCAGCCCTAGCAGCGTTTGGCAATCAAGCGCAGCAGCAGGGCTTTGCTCAATCGGCAGCGCAAGGGCAGTTTGCCAATCAGGCACGGCAACAGCAGATACAAGAGGCGGCGTATCTACGCAACATGCCTCTTAATGACATTGCCGCTTTGATGGGCACTGGCGGCGGCGTCCAGAACCCACAGTTTGCCGATTACGCAGCGGTAAACGTGGCTCCCGTGGACTACTCGGGGCTCGTGCAAAACAACTTTAACAACCAGATGCAAGTATACCAGCAACAGCAGGCAGCGCGTAACGCGGGCCTCGGCAGTATCTTTGGTCTGGCTGGCCAACTTGGCGGGGCCGCTATCATGGCGTCCGACCGTAGGCTCAAGCATAGCATTAAGGCTATCGGGGAGTTGGCCAATGGGCTTAGGGCATATACGTATGCTTATATTGGGGATACTGTGCGGTATCTTGGCTGCATGGCTGACGAGTTCGCTACTGTATGTCCTCAAGGTGTGGTGAAGCACCCTGCCGGGTATGACATGGTAGACTATCGGGAGGTCTGGAATTATGGCAGCTAGGCCGCTTACTGACGAGCAAAAGCGGCAGATTGCTGCTAGCACCTTCATGCTCACCAACCCCACGGTAGCCGCCTCATACAAGGCTGACCCGCGTGTGCAGCTTGCTGGCGCGCTCATGGAGCAAGGCGGTAATTCGGCCCCGGTGGCTTCCGGTGGCTGGGGTATCGCGGAGGGCCTGTCTCGGCTCGGTAGCGGCATTGCTGGCGGCTTGCTCGGTAAGAAAGAGCGGGAGCGCTACAGCGCACAGAATGAGCGCCTTGCCGTGGCGGAACAGGCAGCCCTTGCCGCCCAACTGGCCAATGCGGCAGAGGAACGGGCGGCAGCCGTGCCGCAGCCCGCCAACCCGCTGGCGTCGGTCGCTGAGGCCCTTAGTGGCCTTCCGGGTGGTCAACCCTCCCCCGGCAACGTTTCGCCGTCTGGCGGGGCTCCTAGCCCCATGACGGCCCCTCCCGGCTATCAGCCCGTGCCTCAGATGGCCCCCCAAGCCCCTCAGATGGCCCCCCAAGCCCCGCAGATGGCCCCGGCGAGCTTCCAGCAGGTGCCGCCGCCAAACCCTACGCAGGCCCCGGCCTTCGGGGGCCGGGGCGCACAATCCGCTAGGCCGGATACTCGCGCATTTTTCCGCCAAGCCGTGATACCGGAGGAAGCGGTGCCGGATGGGCGGGGTGGCTTTAAGGACAGCCCCCTTGGCGCTGTAGGCCCCGCACAAGTCATGCCCGATACCGCACCGGAGGCTGCCCGTTTGGCGGGCCTTCCGTGGGACGCCAATAAGTATCGTAATGACCCTGAGTATAACATGCAGCTTGGGGAAGCATACTTCGAGCAGCAGTTCAATACCTTTGGCGACATTGAGAAAGCTGTTGCCGCGTATAACGCTGGCCCCGGCGCTGTGCGGAGGGCTACGCGCCGCGCTGCTACTAAGGGTGGCCATTGGACAGACTACCTGCCCGTTACCCGCGTCAACGGTCGCGTGGTTGATACCACTAAGGACTACGTTAACCGAGTAATGAGCGGTTCGCAGTCGTTTGCAGCCCGCGCGTCCGGTAGCGAGGGTGGTGATATTAATGTAGATGCCTTGAAAGAGCAAGTGCCCGCGCTACCGCAAGACGAGGCGCTTCCGCAAGCGCCTACCTTTGGCGACCGTGTGCGCTCTCGGCGTCTGCAAATCGCCAATGCGATACTCGGTGCGGATGACGACCTGAGCGCTACCGAACGGGCTGCCATTCTGGCCAACTACACTACGCCGGAAGCGTTTGATGAAGATACTCGGGCGCAGCTACAGCGCGACGAGAACATGTCTCAGCGCGACAACATCGGCTATCAGCAGAACCTTGCTGCCGCGCAGGCTCGTAATACTAACAACCAAGAGGCGCGCATCCGCGCTTCTCAGGATGCTGCTGCATACAACCGCGACCTTGAGCTTGAGCGTATCCGCAATCAGGGGCGCTACGGGCTTGCAGAGCTTCGCGGGGCTATCGACGCAGCCAAGCCACCGCCCGACTACTCCGAACGGTATCTGTGGTCGGCCCGCGGGCGTGAAGAACAGGCAGAGCTTGCGGCCAATATCGAACGCGGCAACCGTCAAGTATACAACGGTGACAGGCTGCTTGAGCTTACTGACCGGACGCTTACCGGCGGTTTGACCCGTGCGGGCCTTGCTGGTGAGCTTCGCAGTAAGTATAGCGCTGACCTTGCTGAAATCAACGCGCTGCGGTCGGAAGAAACGCTGGCCAAGCTTGGCGGTAGGCTTGGGGCCGGTATCTCGGATGCTGACCGGGCCTTTATCCTTTCGTCTACACCTGTCGGCGCGGATAGCGACCCGGCGCTTATCAGGCGCATGGCCCAAATCAGTAGGGCTACAGGCCGTCGCGCCTCCGAATACAACACGCTGGAGCTTGACGTGCTACAGTCGCGTGACCTTGACCGCATCCAGAGGTTCACGCGCTCTTGGCAGCAGTATCAGCGTGAAATACCGCTGTTCCGTAGGGGCCAAGTCAACCCGGATGCCGCAATCACTTTCGAGCAATGGTCGAATAGAAAGGTAGTAAGGTAACATGCCTATCTACAAGACCAAGAATGGGGACGTGATTGAAATACCCGATGACGTGCCTGCTGCACGGCGCTCGCAGCTTATGCGGGAGTATGGCGTATCTGCCCCGGTAGGCGCAGCGCCCGCAACCCGCACCGAAGCGCGCCAAGCGGGTGTGCCGCGCAAGGGTATGCTGGGGCGCTATACCGATGCAGTGGGCGATACTCTTAAGAGGGACGCCAGCTATCTGAGGCGCATACAGAATGGCCTGCTGCTAGGGCAACGTCCCCGTATCGAAGCTGGCGTAGACGCTGCTATTGATACACTCAGCGGCAAGGGCGGGTTCAGGGAAAACTATGACCGCGCTATCCTGCCAGCGCGGCGGCGTGAGGCCAAGCTGCGTAGGGATACCGAAGGCTTTGCCGGGGAAGCTGCTGAGTTTGCGGGCGGTATGCTTGTGCCTACCGGTAGCGGCAACCTTGCCGTTAAGGGGGTAAACAAGGTTCTTGAAGGCGCTGGCAAGTCGCAGCTTGGCCGTGTCGGTCAATACCTGACACGTGGCGGCGCACAAGGCGGAACAATCGGCGGTATTACGGCTGCTCTCAATTCGCAAGACCTTACCAACGTCAAAGACGTTGCTGAACGGTTTGCCGGTGGCGCGGGCTGGGGAACAGCGATTGGCGCGGGGCTGGGGTTTGCTGCCCCGGTAGCATCAAGCGCTCTCACGTATGGTAGGCGACTGGCACAGGGTCAGAAAGGGCGTATCGAACGCGCTCTTGAAGGCCGCGCAGCCGCCGAAGAACAGGTGATTGAAGCGGTCAAGCGTGGTGGTAGTATTAGTGCTGCTGAAAGCCGTATTGCCGCCATGAACCAGCAAGGCGCTGAACCGATACTGGCGGACGCCTCCCGCACCACTCGGGACGCCATGCGAACGCTGACAGACAGGGGCGCAAAAGGCGCGCAAGAGCTAGAGGACGCTCTTGTATCGCGCGCAGACCGTCGCGGCGGTAGGCTCCGTAACGTGATTGAAGATATAAGCGGTATTAATAGTGGTGCTACTACCGCTGAGACGCTTCGCACAACGCAACAGGCCCGCAAAGCTGTAGGCGAAGGCCAGTATGCGCCGGGAGGCCCGCTTGACAAGCCTTTCCTGCTTACGCCTCAGCAGAACAAGGCTCTTACGGCGCGTGTCGCCCCCGGCAATCCGGCTGATAGGACTTTCCGCCAGTTCTACAAGGAAGCTGTTGAGACAATCAACGCTAACCCCAATTTCCGCGCCCCTAAGGCCGGTGAGCCTGCTACGGCACGGGTGATTGATGAAACGTTGCGGCTCTATCGCCAGCGTATCAATCAACTGTATAAGGCTGGCGAAGGCAATCAAGCGGCAGCGCTGCGGGCTCAGTTTGACGCGCTGCGTGAAGGGCTCCGCAAGCAAAATCCCGACTATGCCAGCATACTGGACTATCAGGCTCGGGGGCTTGCGAAAGAGCGCGCCATCGTGGAAGCAGAGAAGATTGCTGGTGGTATCTTTACTAAGCCGCGCGAAACTATGGACGCCATACGGCAGATTAGCCACCCCGATGACGTGAACGCCGTTCGCGGGGTGCTTGCTGACCGGCTGTTCCGTGAAACCGGTAACAGGGCCGCATACCGTAAGCTGCGCGGGGCTCTTAATGACCCTAATCAGCCGGAAGCCCGTGAAGTCGTAGACTTCATCATGGGCGGGCAAGGGGGCACTAAGAGGCTTGAGGATTGGCTTTCGGCAGAGCGGCAGGGCGTGCTTACCGAACAGCGCCTTGGCAACTCGGCTACTAGCCGTAACCTTGCTGCTGCGGAACAATTCGAGAGCGACAGGCTGATTGCCCTCGGTAACGCGGGGCGCGCGGGCGCTGGCGTGGTGACAGGAAGCCCCGGCATGGTTGCTAACGCGCTTCTTAATACTACTCGGTATGGCGCTGCTGCGGCTCGCGGTGCTAACCAAGCGGTTGTTGACCCGGCCATGTTGGCGCTCATGCGTAGGACTGCAAAGCCGGGTGACTTGACCCGTATGGAGCAAAAGGCCCTGAGGGAAGCGCAGCGTAGGGCAAAGCGGCGCGCTGCACCTGCTAACCTTGTAGGCTCCGGGGCTGGCGTGGGCGTGGCAAATATGATGTATCCGGGTTCACCTGCCGTTTTTGACGAGGAACAGTAAGATGCCTTTTGACGGTAGCGGCAACTTTACGCGCGTCCATAGCTGGCAGCAGGACAGGGACAACGGTATCCGTATCGTTGCTGACCGTCACGACCAAGAGGACGACAACTTCGCACAGGGCTTTAACCAGACGTTCCTACGCAACGGCGTAGTGCCTATGTCTGGTGCTCTTAATATGAATGGCAACCCCATTCGTGGGGTTGCGGGCGGTAGCGCTGCACAGCCTACCATGACTTCGGTTCTTGACCCACTATCCGGCTACTTCTCTCCGTCGCCGGGGCAGCTTGGCGTGTCTATTGCCGGTGTTCAGCGGGGGCTGTGGACGGCAGCCGGGCTTGCTGTCAGTGGTGGTATTACTTCTACTGGCGACGTGACTGTTGGCGGCAATCTGGTATTCACCGGCAACCTGTCTGTCCCCGGCACACTGTCTGTCACGGGGGCGTCCACTTTTACCGGCAAGACAACGCACAGCGGCGGTATTGAGGCTACTACCGGTGCGTTCAGTGGCGCGCTTACCGCTGCGTCTCTCACCACTACCGGTAACATTATCGGTAATAACTTTGGCATCGGCGGGGGCGCTACTATCGCTGGAACGCTTGGCGTTACCGGCATTTCTACCTTCACCGATAGGACTATCCACAACGGCGGTATCTCGTCCGTTAGCGGCGCGTTTAGCGGGCCGGTTACTGGCACCAGTCTAGAGCTGTCCGGCGGTTTGACTGCTGCAAGTATTAATGTATCGGGTCAAACAACCCTTAGCGGGCCTGTCAACGTTACAGGTGCGGTAACGCTACTAAATCTGAGTGTTACTGGTGCGGCATCTTTCGGTAGCACTGTTTCCGCTGTTGGCGACCTTACAGTTACCAAAGACCTATACGCCAAAAACACGATAGCGCTCACTAGCTCTATCGCGCCTGTTTTCATTGGCACGAACGCAATCGGGCTTCGGATACAAAACAACGATGGCGCTATTGCGTTTACTAACGGAGACGCCTCTGTTCAGACCGGTTTTGTAAACAATTTGGCTACCGGCATGACTGTTATGAACCAGCGCGCTGGGGGGCCGCTGTTGCTGGGCACTGCTGGCGGGACTAGGGTAACTATCACCGCAGCAGGCACAGTTGGTATCGGCAATCCTGCCCCTCAGAAGATGCTGGACGTATACCAAAACGTCGGTATCGGAGGCGACGTTAGCCTACGGCTTGGCTCCGTATCCGAGAATTTTGACCAGTTTTCGGCAAGACTGTCTTTTGTTCTCGGTGACGGCGGGGTTCCATTCACTCACCTGTATGGCCCGGTAGATACTAATGGTGCTCTGTTGTTCTTTACGGGCAATCCGTCTACCGAACGTATGCGTATTACGGCTGCTGGAGTAGTAGAGGCGAAAGGCCCTGTCAACGCTACCGTATATCGAATTGGCGGGGCTACGAGGCTTGGCGTTAGCGGCGCTTCGACTTTTATTCAAGGCGGGGCAGCGGGCACTATTATTGTTCGTGAAAACGGCACCAGTGCTATTAGTATCGATAGCAATGGGCTAATGTTGCTGCAAAACACGGGAGTAGACCAAAAGCTAGTAATGAGGGCTGCACAGCCGCTTATGACCTTTCAAAACGCCGCCGGTGATGCGGTTCTTGCGACAATGCAAGCGGCGGCTAACGAGTTCCAATTTGCCTGTGCCAAGCCAATACTGTTCTTTGTTGGCGGGACGCAAGTTGCCAGCATGGGGGCAAATGGAAACCTTATTATAGGCGGTGCAATCGTTGCTGCTGGCGATATTACCGCCTTCTCGGACGAGCGCTTTAAGACTAACGTGCGTCGGGCGCGGGGCCTTGAAGCGGTATGCGAAATGGAGGGCGTGACCTTCGAGCATATTAGCAGCAAGCGCAAGTCTGCTGGCGTCATCGCGCAAGAGCTTATCAAGGTGGCACCTGAGCTTGTCCACATGGATGACCGGGGCCACTACTCGGTCAACTATGGCGGCTTGGCGGCTTACTTCATTGAAGCCATCAAGGACTTGAACGCAAAGGTATCGAACCGTGGCTATACCGGGTAGCGGCCCGCTGTCTATGTCCATGTTTCGGACGGAGTGGGGAGCCCCCACGCCTACCCCATTGTCGTGGTTCCGTGGCAAGCCAAACCTGCCAGCAGGCCCGCAAATCAGCTTCTCACAGTTTTACGGTAAGTCGAACATTACCGTAACAATGCCTGACATTGCTCTTAATGCTATTGAGCTTGGCGGTGCTGCGGTATGCCAACTGAACCTGCTGGCCAGCGGTAACTACTCGTCTAGCCAAGGCCCTCCGGGGCCAAGCGGGCAGTATGCCAACCCTGCATCCGGCGCTGCACAGCTTGAAGTGCGGGCGACCGTTACGGCAGCCCCCGGCTCGGGCGCGGCATGGGGCGGGGCGGCTTTCGGGCAGTGGCTAGCGCTGTCTACTACGCGCTCGTGGTCGCTATCTCTCAGCAGCCCCGGCCTCGATACCGGGGCCTTCACGCTGGAATTCCGCATTGCTGGCCAGACTACAGTAATTGATACGGCCAGTATCTCCATGAACGTTCAACAGGGGACGCCGCCATGAGGTTGATTGCCGCCATGCTTCTGCTGACGGGGTGCGCTGCCAGTAGCGCTACCCAAGACGGGCCGAACGTGGCAGGTAAGGGGCCTGCTAATCCCGCTTGCCTTATCTCTTGCAAGTCGTCTATCACGATTACCAACGTGCGCGACAACGCCAAAGAGGTAGACGTGGACAAAGCCGTGTCATCTACTAAGACTACGGAAGGCACCCCGAAATGAACGACTTTGTGCCCGACCCCACGCGGCCTCAGTATGGCGAATGGCTGTTCGGCTACAAGAACAGCAATACGCAGGCGTGGATGCAAAAGGGCGTAGCGCCGCCTCCCCCGGCACCGGATTGGAAGCTGCCGCCTCCGATGACCGTTCCGCCGTCCGTAGCTGTTACGCCTACCAACGTTACTCTTACGGTAAACGAGTGGCCGAAGCAGCCGTGGGTAGACGAAATGAAAGCCTACTATGCCGATGTTGATGAAACTATTGACATTGAAATCGGTATCAGGGCGGTAGGCTCGGCAGCAGGGGTCTTTAATGGTGACTGGCTGAACGGACAAGTAGTAGTATCGGCTGCGCCTGATAATCTTGGCCAGTTTCCAGCTACACCCTACTCGCCGCCAGCGCAAACCCCGCGCGGCGGTGGCCTCCCTGTAGCTGGCGACTATGTGTATACGGTCACGCTTATCAACATGCAGACGCAAGATTATGTTGATTGGTGGGTAAGCCCGCCGTTTGCGTATCCGCTACCGGCTGCTGCCCCTGCCGCCGCACCACCAGCCCCGGTCAAGCGGACGCGGAAGCGGAAAGCCTCTTAATAGCTTCCGCGTTCTCAGCATACAAGCGCTGGACTTCATCGTTTGACCGGTAGGGCCAGCGGGCTGCCCGGTTCTTGTCCTTGCAGCGCCGGTATGACTGGTATTCGGTGAGAAGTGTCTTAATGTAGTCGATAGACTGGACGCCGAACCCCCAATTCATAAACTGGCGCTGTAGCCTCAGCAGCGTATTATACTCGCTTTCGTCCTCGGCATGTTGGACGCCAGCAATCTTGAATAGCTGTGGTAGCTCCGAGTGCATCCGCAGTGGCGTCAATAGGTCATACGCCCGATACGTTAAGTCATTACGACCTTCTAGCCGCATACGGGCGAAACGCTCCCACGCTACTGTAGCCTCAGAGTTCATTCGCGGCCTTGGTTACAAATACCCACCTAAGCCCTGTGCCGTCGCATACGGGGCACGTCTTGCTGAATACCAGCAAGACCGGCACCTTACCCCTACCACGGCATACTTCGCATGGCACCCTGTCTACCCGTAGCCGACCGAAGCGGGGAACCGGATTAGGTATCTGAACGGACATTTTATTGCTCCTTGGCGCACGAAAATTACACATCAACGCTACGGCGGTTTTTCTGCCCGCCAGACGCTTAAAGCTCAGGAAGGCCGGATGACACCAGACCCCCCATTAACGCTTCCCCTTGCCCGCCGCTGCCAGACTGTGAGGCATCGTCAACGGCCCACCCCCGCATGACTTGATAGCGCTTGAGCGCGGCCCTGAATTTGGATTGGTTGTCGCCTCGTTCGAGGTATGTCATCAGCATCAGTTCATCAATAGTCTTAAGACCAGCGATATGGTGAATACCCACAATGCTACCTTGGCCAGACCGCGCGATGCGAGCGTTGGTTTGGAGGTAGCGTTCGAGGCTCCATATCTGGCTATACCATATGATGTTATTGCCGCCATGTTGGAGGTTGAGCCCGTGGCCTGCTGATTGCGGGTGCAGTAGCAGGATGGGGACTTGGCCCTTATTCCAGCGGTCGATAACCTGAGAGGCGTTCCTACCGGATAGAGAGGATACGGGGAGGCCCTTGGAGGTAAGAAAGTCAATGATGCGCTCCCTGTCCGCGACGAACCAGTAGGCAATAATGACATGGCTATTAATACGCTCAAGCACGTCAAGCAGCTTGTGCAGCTTCAAGTCGTGCAAATGCTCGGTAGTCTGGCGGTTAGTATTCTCGTCAGTCTTGTATAGAAAGCCATTCGTGATTTGATGGCACATGCCAGACTTAGCGCCGCCGTTCGCGGCCATGATGAAGTCCTTGCCAAGCTCTACCAGCGCTTCCTTCTCAAGACGGTCATACATGGTGCGTATGTCCGCTGGAAGCTCCACGTAATGCAGGTGCGTCGGCGGCACAGGCCCCTTGCTGGCGTCCCCGATAGTGTCGGGCAACACGCCGTAGTCAGCAGCATTAAGCTCTACCGCAATATCTGCTATATGCTCGTGGATACGGACGGGTGCGCCATCCTTGGGCATCCACTCGGGGCGGCTCTCGAATTCGTCTGGCGATACTCCAAACTTAAATGTATGCTCCGCTACCTGATATTCTTTGGCAAAGTAGCGGTCGCGGTATGTCTCAAATTCGGAGTGCAAGCGCCTGCCGTGGTCAAGCAGGTATACCTGCGACCATAGGTTGAGAAGGCTAGTAGGGGCTGGCGTCCCTGTCATAATGACGGTGCGCTTGAACCGGTGCGGGCCTTCCTTAAGATACTTGCCTGTCTCGTCGCGGATGATATTTCCGTGTTCGTCGCGCGCTGCCTTCCGGCTACCGTAGTTAGTCAGCAGCTTGAAGCGCTTGGACGTGTGCGACTTGAACATACTGCTTTCATCGACCACAAGCATGTCGAAGAAGCCCCATTCCCCGCGTAGCTGAGTGTGCAGCCAGTCTAGTAGCTCCGGGTTGACCAAATACACGTGGGCTTGTGTATTAAGAGCAAAGTTGCGCCGAAACTTGGTGCCGCGTATCAGCGAGAAGGTTAGGTGGCGGGTGGAGTTCCAGTTGGCGGCTTCCTGCCTCCATACCGTCTCGCACACGAGAATAGGCGCTACTACTAATACCGGTCGCTGTATGACGTTCCAGTTGAACAGTTCAGCGATGGCCTGTAGCACGGCGGCTGTCTTGCCTAGCCCCATGTCACAGATAAAGGCGGTGCCGTCCCGGCCATTGCCTTTCAAGATGGCGCTGGCAGCCCGTAGCTGATACGGGCGCATTGGCTTCCCGTCGCTAATACGATACGGAACGTCAAGAGAAGAAAGCATAGTCAGCAGCAACCTCCCGTATCAGCTTGTCACACAGCTTCTCTACAGCTTCCATACCGATGCACGGCGGTAGGATAATGCAGCCCCGTGCGGCCCAATCATCTGCTATGACCTGCTGTATCAGCCGTAGCTTCTTCTTGTCTCGCTTAAGCTCTACAAACATCGGAGGGCCGGGGCTATACTTTGGCCTGAGTATAATCCTGTCCATCACGCCTATACGCCCCGGAGTGGTTAGCTTTAATACCATAAAGCCGTAGTCCTCAAGGCGCTGTTTAAGGCGCTTTTCAATGTCTGTCTCAAGATACATTAATGCTTCTTGACTGCCTCTCGGATGGCGATTTCACGCTTGATGGCCTCTACCGCCTTTGAGCCAACAGTAGCCATGATGGCCTGTGCTTCATCCGGGTCACAGTTTTGCGTGACGTGTATTTCCGGCCTGCTGCCTGATTTGTCTACAAGCACCAGAACAGCCAGTGTGTTCGGCGGTAGCCCCGGCTCGTTCAGCACGGCGTCCACGACAGTCATAAGACGTTTGGCTTTATTGGGCAGCTTGTCGTCTTTCAGCAGGGTCATTTCATCCTCCAAATGATGATACCGTAGGATTGCGTTTCATCACGGATTGTCCGGTAGCGAAAGCTGCCCTGCTTGTTGATGCTGTAGAGCATGGAGCGGTAGTTCCGCATGTGCTTTTCGCTGGAAAAGGTGACGGCTAACGTCTTGGCAGGCGTTAGATGGCGGTGTAGCGCGGTCGGCGCGACCGGTTGAGCAGGAGTATTAATGGCAAGTCCCCTAGACTGCTGGTATTAAGAGGGCCGGATACGACTTCCCGTATCCGGCCCCCATGATGTAGCACAAGCGCCTTATCAGCGCAAGGGCCGGCTTACGGAACGATGAAGCCGTAGAGCGTGGTCAGGTTGCCGAGCGCGCCCGACTGACCGACGCCCTGCGCCACGTTGCCGTTGACGCTGGTAGCGACACCCAGCGAGGCCGAGAAGCCCGACTGCGACGAGCCCGAGGTCTGGCCGCTGAGGGCCTGAGTGTTGTTGTTGTTGAAGAACAGGCCAGCGCCACCGGTCGAGAACGAACCGGCCTGCGAGCCCTGTGCGGTGATACCGGCGAGCGCCGAGAACGAACCGCCGTTGGATGCCGCCGATGCGCCGCTTTCGGAAATGACCTGTCCGGTGCCGAGGGCAAAGCCCGCGTCAGCGGCATGGGCGATGGGGGCGACGGCAAGCGAGAGAAGCCCGAGGGCCAGAACCAGAACATGCTTCATGTCTTGTCTCCTGTATTAAGGGACACTGTTTCGCCTAGTGGCTGTCCCTAGCACCACTAGGTATCGGTTACGGGGCCGCTGCTACCTGTGCGCCAAGACGCAGCGGCCCCTACCCGGCTTGGCGTCTAGGGGATGCCAGCGGGATTAAGGGACGCCACCTGCTGCCGCTTGTCATCGGTAGCGCGCGACACAGCTTCCGGCGTCGGCCTGCCGTTCCGGCTGATAGCAGCCTGAGAGGCGGGCGCGGGAGCGGGCTGGCCAGCGGTAGGCGTCGGCAGGGTAGCGTTACCGAGCAACAGCATGGAGCTACAGGCTTGTTCGGTAGCGGACGGCGTATTGGACTTGTCGGCGCGACCTTCCGAATACGTCTCAGTATCGCTGGTGCAGATGCTCCAAATCATCAGCGACATGAGGCGACCGGCAAGTTCATGCTGGCCCATGTTGTGCGCGTTGGCGGCTGCCATACCGAATTTCTCAGCACGGCGCAGCCCTTGACAGTTCTTGTCATACACGGGCTTTGCGCCGCCGATGCTGATACCGATGGGGGCGGCTGAAACGCCGCCAGAAGCAGTAGCACCGCAGAAATCAGAGCTAAAGGAAGAAGAAGCCGCCAGCGGCACGGCTGCATTGGTGTTCACTTCCGTAAACTTACGGTTGGTGGAGTTGAAGGTATTGGAAACCGCCACCCCCTGCTGATTGGTAGCCTGCTGGCCGACAGTGCCGATGGCCGTTTGGCCCTGCACCTGTCCCTGCGTCTGGTCGCTGGCGCTACCGGACTGGCTGCTACTGCCGGAAACGGATTTTGATTGCGATTGAGTGGTAGCGTCCACGGCTGCCGACTGTGCGGCGACGGGTGCGGCAAAAGCACTCACCGAGGCAAGGGCGGCGGCGAGAATGTTGAGCGTTTTCATGGCATTGTCTCCCTAGACGTTGGCCGGAAGCTTGACCCTATCACATTCATTTGCCCTGTCAATGGGGGGCGGTTCAGCATTTGTAAAGGATTGTCAACCCCCTTAATACCTATTTGCCATACCGTATAAGCCACTTGCTCTCCGCGTTCAGCGGTAGCCCTGCGTAAGTGTCGGGAAGCGACAGTAGCAAGTCGTTATACATAGCTACAGCTTCCTTAAGACCTCCACTACCTTCGATAGTTCGTTTAGGTGCAAGGCTAACGATTTCGTCATGTATAAGAGCGAATACACTGTAGCCACTACGATACACATTAAGAGCACCCGTAGAGCAAATGTCTCTAGCGACCGCCTGCACGACGTTTTCGGTGAGTTTTCCCCCATATGTTTGCTCCCGGTATGTCTTGCCCATCCATTCCGTGCGGTAGGACAGTATGGGCTTGTTCCACTTGCCGCCAATCTCCACGCGCGGGCGGTAGTAAGCGATATGGCGTCCGCTTGGTAGCGTAATCAGTAGCCACCACCGCTCGCTGTCCAGCCTATGCACGTGAAACTTAATGGCAGTGCCATGCAGGTATACCGGCTTGCTCTCGTCGCTGACGGCTTCGATGGCGCAATACTGCATACGCGCCCATAGTCCGTGGTGCCAATCGCTAATCTCGGGGTAAGCGTCCCGGTAGGTAGCGATAATCTGCTTGGCTTCTAGCTCCGATATGAATATGTCCATGTTATCGCAGTATGCTTGGAAGCCGGGGCCTCCAAGCTGGAAGCCAGCCCCTAGCACGGCGGACTTGGCGCGCTGGCGTTCCTCCGCGAATTCGGGCCTTACCTTGCCCGTCTCATAGAAGTAGTCCCAATAGTCGCGCCGATACATGTGGTCGGCTGCAAACCGCACATACACATCTTCGCCTTCGCGGAAGCTCCGCAGTAGGCTTTCACAGTTTGCCAGCCACGCCAGCACACGGGCTTCAATCTGAGCGTAGTCCCCGGCGAATATCACCGTATCCTCAGGTGCCTTAATGAAACCCCGCATGGAGTGCGACAGGGCTTTGAGGGGCCTTGGAAACAGCAGGTCGCCCACGTTGGCCCATACTGGCAGGCCATTGTTGCTAAGGCCACGCTCCCACACGTCGCTGTCCAGATACTCAAACATGCTTTGTGCGGTCTTGGCATTACCCCTAATGTAGTTGTGCGTCTGCATACGCTTGGCCGACCATCGGCCTGTGTGCGCTCCATAGTAGAGGAATGTGCCACGTGCGCGGTAGTCCGCTGACACCGCCTTGCTCATGCCCTCAAGCTTCTTAATACTAGCACGGCTACAGTCAAGGCGTATGTTGATAACGTCTATCAATTCCTCTGGTAGTGCCGACACGTCAAGGCGCTGTAGGGTCTTGCTGCGAAGGTCATCTAGCGGCTTATCCGCCATTTCCTCGCGCTCATTAAGATACTCTAACACGCGGTCGCGCTGAGTGGGGTTTACGCTGGTAATCGCGTTAAACCGCTGCACGGCATGTTGAGTATAGTATTCCGAGAAGTGCATAGCCTTCTGCACGTTGTCCACGTCGATAGGGACGCCATGTGTATTAATGGCAAAGTCCATATCCCACACGTCTTGCTCGAACGGTGGCAGGTCTGGCAACGCCTCGTCAATCAGTTGCTCTACCTCAGCGTCCACAAGACAGTAGTGAAGCCCCTTGGCCCACATGTCCGGTAGCTCATGGGGCTCTGCCCATAGCTGCACTACTATGCCGTTCTTTTTGGCCCCCTTATACTTGCGCGGTATGCAGAAAGTCTTAATGAAGCTCTCGCCTGTCTGCGCTTCCTTCTGTATGTGAAGCTCTAGGTCGCTGCCAGCGCCTTCCAGCGAGGCGCGAAGCCCCCAATACCGGGCTCTAGCAGCGGTGCATGACCATCGCTTAGGCATTGGCCAGCCCCAGCGCTTGTGGCAGATATTATACCATATGGTCTGCTCGAACCGTGCGTTATGGGCTACAAACGTCCAGCCTTCTTCAAGGGCTCTCTTAATGATATCAGGCATGGGCGGTGCATACCAGTGCAGCATGGGGTCATCCAGCGGCAATGCCGGGTAGATGCTGCTGCGGTATGCAGGGTCAGCCATGAAGTCCCGAACGCCCTTGACGCCGGGAGCAATGATGGATACCATTAAGATACTTGTAGACGGGTGTTCCGCGTATACATCAGCACCCCGCGTCCGCAAGTCTATCAGCGAACGTGTCTCGAAGTCGATATGTATACGCGGAACGTTCACGGCTTACCGGCCCTTGCGTGTGTCGGTTTCCTTGGCGCTGTAGATACCCTTGATGATATCCAGCACGCCGCTACGGCTTTCCGACACGAAGGTTTCGACATGCTGGCCTTCAATGATGCCATCATCCGTGGTGTAGCGGGTAACATGCGTCACCACATACCCGCCATTCACCTGCTTCATGTTCGTCTCGAATACCGTATAGTGCGTGGTATTCAGTTGGTCGATTGCCAGTTGTTCATCGCGTGTCAGCATTACTTGCCTTTCTTCTTGCGGTTATCCGCTGGTTGATTGGCAGCCGGTTTCATGCTGCCTTTCTTGTATACCGGCGCACCGGGGGGCCGATGGCGGCGGGCGCTCTTGCTATCCCGCTTCATCGTGCGGTTCATGGGGTCGTTTTTCCAGTGGGTATACTTCACAGCAGGCCACCGGTGTTGAAGCCGCCGCCAAAGGCGCTGGTAGGGGCACCTGTCTTAAGAGCCCCAAACTGTTCCTTGGCGTCGGGCCGCTGCACCCCGCCCACGCGCTCGCCGTCCTCATACTTCTGAATGTTGTTGAGGCGCGTGGAAATGAAGTTGCGGCCCATGTATTCCGTCCCGAACATGATGCCCGAAACGCGACCGGTGCAACCGCCGTAGATATCCAGCGGCATGATATCTTCCCCGTAGGGGCCGACAATGCCGGGGCCACCGGTATACGTCACCTGCCCCGTAGTCGGGTTCTTGACGGGGATAGCCTTCTGCTTGAAGTTCAGGTATACCCGTCCGCGCAGGTATTCACGGCCCTTGGTGTTGTGCGCCGGGTTGTCGCCATCACGAAAGAACGGTTCCAGCGCGAAGAAGGCACCCGGCTTAACGCTCTCAGGCCATGCTTCCGCCTTAACGGCATGGGCCATAGCGATAAGCTCGCTCAGTTCGGCCATCTTCTCTTTCTGCCAAGCCACCGTGACCTTGTATTCGGCCTCTTGGATGCCGTCAGGGTCAAGTATCGGCTTCTTGGTCTGCTCATTGGTCTTGAGCATGGGCTTGTCGTGATACGTGTGCAGTATCAGCCCAATGGGGGTGATGAAAGAGTGAAAGGTGGGCTTGCCACCGCTCAACGGGTATGCCATCTTAATGCTCCTTAATTTGTTAATTTGCCTACTTGTTAATTCACAGCTTCAACGCATCGAATTCGCTACCCTTCTTATACTCCTTTCTACCGTCAATGGTCTTTTCCAAGGTAAGGGACATGGCCTGTGTTTCCAGCTTGTCAGGCCCGCATACGGCCTCCATGCCTTTCTGCCACGCCCCCCGGCCCTGTTTCTTGAATATCTTTTTGACCACTCGCTCCACGCCAGCAACGGATACAGGCTTGCGGTCGTGCAGGTCATCGTCTGTAGCGCCAAGGCTCTTAAGGGTATCAAATACCTCCTTGCGGGCCTCGTCGTCTCGAAAGTTGCGGTCTTTCTTGGCGCGCACAAGCTTGTAGCCCTTAATGGCTTTGTCTTGATGCAGTATGCGCCGGATGGCCTCGCCGCGTAGCTGGTCGCGCCAGCCCTGCAATAGCTCGGCCTGTTCAAGCGCCTCCGCAAGCACGTCATCCGACATGGCAGTGGCGTCGCTCGGGTAGTAGCCAAGCTTAAGGTTCTCTTGTATCCATCCTGCAAAGACTTCGCAGTTGCCACGATGCGGGCAGTATGTCGTCTTGCAGTGGGGGCCAGCGACCGTATCGGTTCGCACAAGCGCTTCCGCTACCTGTATACGGAAGGCTACCAAGTCGGCCTCCGTAATGTCCATAGTGCGAACAGCGCCGTCCTTGTGTTCGTAGTTGGGCTGGATGATAGTAATGCGGTATCGCGGCCTTTCGCCCCATCTGGCGATAGCTCCCAGCAGATACAGCATTAGCTGCTCATTCAGATGTATTTCGACCGGCACGTAGCCGTTCTTATAGTCGATAACGTGTAGGATTTCTGGCGCAACAATCACGCCGTCACACGTGCCGAATTCTCCCGTCTCGGGAATGTCAAGCCGCTGCTCTACATACAGGGTTGCGCTGCCCTGCTTCTTCTTATACATATTAAGGTAGGTGAGAAACCACTCTACAGCCAGCTTTGCACATTCCTCCATATCGGGGTCGGGATGGTCAATCGGCATACCCCAATTCAGGTGACTGTCTATCAGGGCATGAACCTCAGTGCCCTTAAGACTTTGCTCGCTGTCTACGCTGGTATACAGGTGAGACAGGGCGACAGACCCCGCACATTTCAGCCAGCGCTTCGCCGCCGAAGGTGGACGATTGTATGCGTGTGCTAACATGTGCGGGGCTGCCGTCATTCCAGTTCCAGTTCAGGTTCGTCTGCGGGAGGCTCGGTAGGTTCCTCGCTGGCGATTACCACGGTATAGCCGTGAAGCTCGATACCGAAGTATTCAAAAAGCGGCTCTGCCATACCTGCCTCCCTTAGATGACCGGTTCGGGTTCAGGGGCGGGTTCCGGTGCCGGTGCCGGGTTCGGCGCGACAACGGTTCCGCCAGTGCCGCCCGCGTTGGGGTTGGCCACAGGCGGGGCCTGCCGGGTAGCGGGAACAAGCCACGACTGCACCGGCTGGGTCGAAGCCTGCGGCGTCGATACCGATGCGTTGGCGGGGCCTGCGGCTGCCGGGACGGGCTTACCCGGCGATGCTTGCACAAAAGCCATCAATACCTCCAATGGTATTAAGGGTGATACCGTTCCGGCAACCGCTGCCGGGTTACGGCTTATTCGTCGTCCTCGTCCTCGGCCTCGTCGTCGCCGTCCTCGGCTTCGTCCTCGGCTTCGTCCTCGGCTTCGTCATCCGGGCCTTCCGCTTCCTCAGCAGCCGCCACGGCCTCGGCCACAGCGGTATCCTCGGTCACGTCGGTTTCCGGCGTTTCGTTTTCAGCCATACTAATACTCCTTCCTTTAGCGGCTAGGTTTACCCCGGTATGTAGCCGCACCATACCGGGGTATCTCTTGCACTAGACGCGCGACCTCACGGCGGCGTCTTTGGCCTCCAGCAGCTTGCGGAGGGCCACGGTGCGTTCGGCATTGCGCGGAAGCTCCCGCACAATCATAGCCGCCATGTCACAGAACGGCTTGGATACCGTCTTGAGCGCTTCCGGCAAATGCTCGTAATGGAAGTAGCGCAAGATGGCGTCCGCTGCCAGTTCATCAGGCGTGAACACGGCGGGGGCAGGATGAATGACCTCTCCCATCAGATGATACCGGTGACGGGGGCAGCAGCCGGGGCAGCAGCCGTATGGCGGTCAATCACGGCCTTGAACCGGTTGTAGACCTCGGCATACTGGTCAGGCCGGGTATCGGGCAGGCGGGCAATGCCCATCGCCGCAAGCTCCTGTTGCAGCGCGCCACGGATGGCCTCGTTGGCCAGCACCGGCTGCACGAGCGCGGTAATCATTTCGTTGGTAACTTGCACGGCAGGGGCCGGGGCGGGGGCGGCAACGCCCATACCGAAGGCATCCGGGGCAGCAGGGGCAGGCATGGCAGCCGGGGCGGTCACGGCGGGCTGCACCTTGCCAGCGGCAAGCGCTTGCAGCGCTACGCGGATTTCCGCAATGTCGGCTTGCATACGTTCAAGAACACCACTCATGTCATTCTCCATTAGTATTAAGGGCAACAGCGCCCCATTATATCGCAGCCGCCATCAAATCGGGAAGCTGCGGTATCTCGGTCGGCCTGTCAAGCACTAGTTGGCCGTCGAAAGTCGTTTTCCACCCCACGGCGGTCAACAGGGCTGGCAGCCTGCCAGTAGCGGGCACGTTCGGCCCCCGCTGTATGACCTCGTTCTCCCGTATCTTGCCTTCATCCACCATGCGCCGTATGACGTGACGGATATTCTGCACGGGAGTATTAAGAATGTTGGCCACGCCTGCCATCGTGATAGGCTGTTTGTCCACCACAATGTTGATAATAGACATTTCGACTACCTCGTTACGCTTGCGGCCAGCGGCGCTACTCTCTTTGCTCAACGGAACCTCCGTATCATCCGGCATACGGTAGAATACCCCCTTGCGCGGCTGCTCGTCCCCATCCTCGTCAACATACGTGGTGCAAAGGTAGTCCATCACCATACGCTTAAAGGTGCCATTACGTAGCACCCCCTCAAAAGCGCGCGGGGGCTGCTTTCCATTACTGGAGGGGTCTTTGTAGCCAAGTATGTAGCAGTTACCGTCCGTCGCGCTGGTAATGGCCGATGTGCCGCCAGCCCTCTCAGTGGCGTCTAGCATGTCCTTATCGTTGGCGTTGCTCTTGCGCTCATGGTGGAGGCTTAATAGCGCTGCCCCGGTAACGGAGGCGATGCGCCCGACCTCCATTATCTGCTCCCGCTGCATTTCTACTAGGTCACGGGACACGATGTTGCGCTTTTCCCACAGGTCGCGGATGATATCGACCACTACAAGCTGAAGGTCATTAATACTCTCAGCGTGATGGATGATTTCAGCGATACCGGCAGTGCCGTCGCGCACCCGTTTATTGGCCTTATGCTCGGGGCATAGCACGTGTATATACTGCGCTATAATGGCGTTGCTCTCGGCAGCGGTCATGTCCACGTCTAGGGCTTGAAACAGGGCGTCCCGTTGCTCCCGCAAGTCGCGGTTAAACTGGATTGCAGAGCTTTCAAAGGCCACATACAGGACAGCGCCTTGCTTGACCTTACGGCCAAGGAACGGAAGCCCGTGAGCCACGCACAGGGCCATCTGCATGGCAAGTATGGTCTTACCCATCTTGGGCTTCGCAGACAGGATTATGTGGTTGCCAGCGGGCAGCACGTTCTTGATTACGTAGTCAGTAGGGGTGTCCACCACTGTAGCCGTATCCGCCCGCGTAACGCTGGCATACTGTGCAGGCTCGCCAAGGGTGTAGGGGTCGATGGCCACTGTGCCACCGGGGATAGCAGGGCCTTGGGGGTCAGGGGCCTTGGGCTGCGGGGGCGCGATGGCGTGTCCCTCGAATTCATTGATAGGAGTATTAAGAGTAGCCGACAGCATACGAGCCGCAGCGGCCTTGTCTCCATTGGTAAGCAACTGCGAGACTAGCTCGATAGGGGTTCGGCGTCCCTCCCGCTCGTCGCCCATGTCAGCTACCCCGAAGTCCTTAATACCCTCAGGAACAATCGAGATATCTTCTTCTAGGTCGCGGCCCAAGTCCTCGCTTGATATACGGTAGCCCTGCCCTCCATTAGCAGGGCGCGCGATATCCCCCAGCAGCCGGGGCACCCACTCATGCACACGCGCCTTGGCAACGTCATTAAGACGCCTGTATATGGCCTCGTCAGCGGGATACAGGGGAGTGCCGGGAGTGATACCGGGTTTGGCCTTTGGCGCGTAAACTACCGGCTTGTTGGTGACTGTCTCGATAAAGCTCTTAATGTGCTTAAGCGTGAGAATGTCCAGCGGGTCTTGCTTCTGTAGCAGGCGGGACAGTCTGTGTGGTCGGTTCTCGGTATGCTCGCCCTTGCGCGCCACTGTGCCGGGGGCACGGGCGATACGTGAGGCGTTCCACATTTCGGTATCCAGCTTCACCTTGTCGTTTGAATACAAGCCAGAAGCGGTATGCAGGAAGGTGCGGAACAGTTGCGCCATTTCATCGGTATTGGGCAGGGGTTCCGTAATATACCGTATATGCCCCCCATTGCCGCTATCAATCAGGAAGGGCACGGGAAAGCCATGCAGGAAAGTCAGGTCGCTGGCGGTGCGCTTCATCAGGTCTAGCGCGGCCTCGTGTTCCTCGTCTGTGCTGGAAATACCGGACAGGCGCTTAGGGTCGAAGTCCATTAAGAGCCCCCGCCGCGCCTCAATCTCACGGTCATTGACATACATGCCGTTGCTTGACCGCACCGAAGTCATACGGTTGGCGCACCGGGCAAGGGCGTCTATGGGAACAGGATTAAGAGTGGCGTATGTGCCAGCGATGCCGTCATGGTCGCTATGGGTGATGACGTTGGCGGCTAGCACGGGGTCATTGAAATACCCCACGTCATTCACGCCCCTGTATGTGGACAGCCTGCGAACCTCTATCACACTGCCAGCCGGGTATAGCTCCCTGAGGGCTTCGACAAGTGTATTGAAGTCGGGCGACGGCATGGCAGGCGGGCTAGGCTCCCTCGGTGTTCAGCTAGGCAGTATGTTATCGGCCTTGAAGGGAGCGCCCCCGGCGAGTGCTTGGGACACTCTAACCGGGGGCGGGTCAGGGGCCTATTCCCGACCTAGTAGGGTCGCGCCTGCCTTCGCTTGCCTACCTAGCGCGAGGGTGAAAGGACTAACCCCCTCGCACGAAACCACTTGATAGCCCTCTCCCCGTAGGGGGTCAAGAGGGTTCGGCAAAAAATCTTCGAGGGCACGGGCGCTCTTAATACAGATTACTAGTAGGAGTATTAATACTAGCCATGTCATACCCTAACAAGACAAGGGCGGCAGTATTGCTACTGCCGCCCAAGCCAGCCCTACGCTGAGAGGTTACAGGATGCCGTCAGCATCCTTGAGCTTGCCGGGGGTATCCAGCCCGAGCATGATGCGCGCGGGCTTGACATACCGCTGTTCGAGGAAGGCGTTGAGGGCAGCGGCGTCCGCACCGGCTGCGACCTTCTCCGCAATCTTGGCCTTGAGGTAGGCCAGACCATCGGAGCCGACTTCCTTCATGGCGGTCGGATACTTGTATTTCGGGTCGGCAGCGCGGCCCTTCTCGTAGACCTCCGCAATGACGGCCTTGGTGATTTGCGTCACCAGCGGGTCACGCAGTTCCTTGGCCTTGCCGCCCGGCGTCCGGCGTCCGATGTTGCCTTCATACAGGGCAGTGACAGCCCCGGTAGCGATGGCCGTATAGTCGGCAGTCGTGCGCGGCGTGGTGGGGGCCGGGACGATGGATTGCAGCGGGTCATTCTTGACCGCAGCATCATACCTGTCCCAAGGCTCGTTTTCCTTCTTGACCTTGGCGGCGGCGGTCGAAACCCGGTTGGCGACATACGCCCGCACCGCGCTCTTGAGCAGGTGCATACGGATTTCTTGCGGGATGCTGGCAAGGTTCAGCGAGACGGAGGGCACGAAGCCTTCCAGTTCAAACGTGAACACGTTGGGGTCATCGACGGGAGCCGGGGCAGGAGCCGGGGCAGCTTCGAGGGCAGGTGCAGCAGTTGCCATGTCATTCTCTCCAGTATTAAGACCGGTCAATCCGGTCGGGGGTTGTGCCAGAAGCTAGAACAGTTCCGGCTTCCAGTTGCCGTCTAACCATGCGGCGCTACCGTTGTCAAGCCTCACATACCACATACCGACAGAAATATGTGAGGCGTTCGGGTCGGGCGTTTCCATGAGCGACACCTTGCCCGTTTCCATGCGGTGCCGCACGTCCTTACCGCCCATCAGGCGGTAGACCTCCATTCCCGCCCAAGGGTGCGGGGTGAGCTTGGCGCTTTCCAGTTCTGCCGTTACTAGCGCCCGCTTGGCAGCCGACAGGGCCACGCTGGCGCGTCTGAAATCCTCCCGGCACGTGTCAACCCGGATGCGGGCTAGTTCCAGATTGCGGGCGGCTACTTCCTGTTCAGTGGGCAGCTTCATGCGTTTCCCGCCACAGGGGCGGCCTCCATTAATGTTGCTTTGTATGCTTCCAGCCAGACCGCTACGAAGCGTTCGGCCCCCTCCCAATCGCCGCAGCGTATTGGGCACATGCTAAGGGTATTAAGATAGTAGAACATGCGCTCGGTCGCAGTCTCCATGCTACCGGCGACAGCTACCAGTTCCTCAGCCATTTCCTTGCCCCGCGCCTCGCACGTTCCGCAGTAGCAGGCGGGGTTGTATGGCCTGCCCTCGGTCATGGCGTAGTGGTGGCAGACCAGCAGGCCCGCCGCCGATATGCCGGGGTAGTCATCGGGACTGAATAGTATTAAGTTCATCACACGGCCCTTTCCTTGGCCTTCTCATGCCAGTGAGCGACAGCAGCGCGCAAGCGCTTTTCGTTCTCCCGTAGCTCCCTGAGTGCGTTGCGCGCTTCCTTGGCGGCAGTGACAGCGCGGCGTATGTGGTGCAGTTCGTCCATTGCGTCATTGCGGTTCTTGGAGTTCACAACACCATTAATACCCATTTCCATCTTGGTGATGGCAGTGAGCAAGGCAGCGTCCACCTTGTCAGTATCCGGGGACGGGTAGCGATTGCGCGACATGTCAGCCTCCATTATTGGCAAGCACCCCCGCAATGGTAAGCAGCAGGGCCATGACTAGGAACGCAGCGGCGAAGCACAGCAGCCCGCCGCCCGTCTTGGACGTATGCGCTTGCCCTGTGCGCTCTCCGTCTGCGACATACGCAGCCCCGACGATACCGCACACGATGGCCAGCAGGAAAAAGAACGATGCCATTAATACCTCCCTTGGCTAGCGCGTTGCCAGCCCCATAAGTATGCCGACAACCACCAGCACCCCGAAGCATAGGGCGAGGAACAGCAGGACGGGCCATAGGGTGACAACCAGCCACCCTACAACGCCCACGACCACGACAAGGCCGATAAGCTGCAACATGTCTTAAGACCCCTTGACCGGGGCGGGGCGCTTGGCGGGCGTCCATACCGCATGATGGCGAACCTCCCGCCATTCGCGGCGCTCGATTTGCGACGGCTCGCCCATTTCGGCCAGTTCATCGGCCAGCACCTTGGCATCGGTGATAGTGGCAAACTGGCCACGGTCGATTTCATACACGGCCAGCGGTGACAGGTCAGGGTTGGCGGTCAGCACGTGATACCGGGTTTCCGGGTAGTATCCATTATCCATTGGGGTTCCTTTCCATTGACAGGCGGCACAAGGGCCAGGGGCTACAGTATAGCCCCCGGCTCCATTGTCAAGCGTCCGTTTTCACCTTGACCATGCGGGCTAGCGTCCGGTTCTCGTCTACCCGGTTGGTTTCAATCAGCAGCTTGACCAGATTGCGTAGCTGTTCCTCGCTGGCCATGTCAGCCCACGATTGCAAGCGTGCCTCCATTGCGTAGTAGGCACTATTAAGACCGTCCATTGGGGTTCCTTTCCATTGTCATCAGCAGGTGCCAGCCCTCCATTAGCCACCGGGGGAGGAAGCGGGGGAGGGCTGGCGGGGGCAGGATAGCGGGGGCTGCCGATACTGTCAAGCGGCATGGCAGGGGCCTTAATACTGGCCAGCAGGGGGCAGCCGGGGCGGGGAGGGCAGGGGGCAGGGCTGGCCAGCCGGGGCAGGTGACGGGGGAGGGCAGCAGGGGAGGCGGGGCAAGGGCTGGCAGGGCTGGCCACTGGCGCGCGATAGGGGAGAGGGCGGCATGGGGAGGCCGGATTGTGCAAATGGCCCTCAGCGGGCAGAAAAACGGCCCTAGCGTCGATTGCACAAAATCGGGCAATCACGCTAGGGCCTGAGGCGGGGGGCGGGGATACTGGCCAGCCGGGGCGGGGGCGTCACCAGCCCCCGGAGGCTGCCTGTTCCTCCCCTTCCGTATCCCCGTATGCAAGGGACAGGGCAGCGTCTACGCTTTCCCCGACTGTCTTAATGGCTTTGGCAATAGTGGGGGCCAGCACGTCCGCACGGTTCATGCCGTTAAGTATCGCTACCGGGTAGGCGGGGGCTTGTGTGCTGCCGTCTAGCATCAAGTCGGCCAGCCGCGCGGGCTTGCTGCGCCCGTAGCTGCTATCCTCCCGCACGTCATGAAAGGGCAAGCGCTCCCGCACGGCAAAGCCAATGCGCCGGAACATGGCAGGGTGGCCAATGGCAAAGGCAAGGGCGGGCAAGTCTAAATCCCTATCGGCTGCCTTCACGCGCCATGCGACCGACACGCGCGCCCCGGATACTTCCGACACGAAACAGCCGATAACTTCCACGCGCTCCCCGGCTGCCTCCAAGTCATACACCTTGCGGGCAAGGGCCATGCCGTAGCGGCGCATGGGGCCAGCGTCGATATCGGCAGTAGCATTAATACTAACAGCCAGTGTCACCACGCGCCCGCGCCCTGTTTCCGGCATGGGGGCGGGGGCAATCATGCAATCGGGCTGCCCTGTCAGGTAATGGGGCACGTCCACATGATACCCGGCAACCGCATGGGCGTCGGATGGCAGGGCGTCACGCGCGGGGAGGGTTGCGGCATAATCCGCCAGCATGGCGCGGATAGCGTCCGCCCCTTCCGTATCGCCCTCGCGCGCTAGTCTTAATGCACCCTGCCAGCCCAAGCCCAAATCCCAGTCATGGGAGGGGCGGGAGCGCTCGCTATCGCGGCGCTGCCATGTCGCGGGCGTTTCCTCTAGCCAGCGCTGCAATTCGGGGAGGCTATCAAACCAGTAGCGGGCGCTAGCAGGGTTGAAGCGGGTTGAAGGGCGGAAGTCATACAGCATAGCGGGGCCTTTCAGGGGGCAGGGGTTAGGCAACAGCCGACAGGATAGGGTTAGACAGGGCGTCGATTTCCGACAGGATAGCGCGCTCATGTTCCGGCAGATACAAGCGATTAAACAGCTTAGTCTGTTGCTCCCCGTCCAAGTCTTTCAGGGCAGTAGCATTAAGAGCATCCGTCACAGTTTCACCTGCCAGCAGGGCAAGGCCCCCGGCGATAGTGGCGCGCGGGCTGATAATGACTTGCCAGCCAAGGGCGGCAGCCTCAACCCTGATAGCCTGTATCAGCAGGCCCCATGCCTTCACGGGGGCAAGGGCACGCTCTAGGGCCAAGTCATATTCCATCTGCACAAAGTAAAAGCGGTCACGGGTTGCCCCGTCTAGCGGGTTGCGTCCGACATATTGGCGGGTTGCGCCCGTGCCGATAGTATTGGCAGCCGCAATGCAGCGGAAGTTAGGATGGCGTTTCACGTTCATGTCGGGGAACGGGCAAATGGTATTGGCCAAGGCCCCGTTAAGGGCAGTCAAGGCGCTAGGGTTACTGGCGTCGATTTCATCAAGAAAGAACATGCCGCCATGTTCCCAAGCTTCACGAAAGGGCGTCCGCACGACTTGGCCAGTAGCATTGATGAAGCCAAGCAAGGCAAATTCGGATTGCACCTTGGCAGCCTCGAAAAACGGCAGCCCAAGGGCCTCCGCTACTTGCTCCGCAAGCTTGCTCTTGCCGCTACCAGCAGGCCCGACAAGCAAGGGGGATATGCGGGGGCTTTGGCAAAGCTTCACCACGCGCGGGAACAGGGCATGGGCCAGCATGGGGGCGCTAGGGGCGGGGGAGGGGTTGCCGGGGGTAGCAAGGGCCACAGTCACCAGCAGCGGGGCAGCGCTCTTAATACTGGTCAATTCTGCCGCCATAGCGTCAAGCCGGGGGCGGGTATCGTCTAGGACAATGCGGGCAGCCTCCGCAGCAGCAAGGGCAGCTATCGCGCCAGTATCGACGGGGGCGGGCTGGCCAGCAGCCGGGGCGGGCGTGGCAGCGGGGATAATGGGGGGCATACCGGGGCGGGTTGCCAGCCGCAGGGCAAGCGCGCGGGCGCTGCTAGGGTTCGCCTTGGCCACATTGAACAGGGCCACATGTTGCGACTGCCGCAGGGCGTTTGCGGCTTCACGTGACAGGCCAAGGGCCTCGCACATGTCCAACATAAGCCCCTGTTGGTTAGGGGTAAGGCGGGCGTTACTGTCTAGGGGTTCAGCGGTATTGAAGCCGGAAGCCTTAAGACTGGCCAGCAGGGCAGCAACAGCGGGGATTGTCGGGGCAGGTGAAGTCATGGGGAGGGCCTTTCAGGTAGGGCAGGGATGGCAGGGGAGGGGAGGGCTTAGGCTGCCCTCCCCATGTGCATTAAGACTTGCGGGCTTCCGCAATCATAACCCCGCCGCAATCAGGGGCAGGGCACGTCAAGTAGGCGTGACGGTCAATGTGAACAGCCGACACGCGCGCCGTCCATCCGCAGTCGGGGCAATGCACCTTGCGGGCAAAAGTCGGCTTTTTCTTGCGGGGCATATACCCGCCAGCCGTGGGGGGCGTGGGGGCAGGGGTAGCGCCGGGGGCTGCCGGGGCTTGAGGGTCGCGCGGGGCAGCAGCCCCCGGCATGTCCAGCATGGGCGCATAGGGGATAGGGCCAAGGGCCTCTAGTATCGGGGCAGCCCATGCAAACCAGTCTGGCCCGCCATGCGTGGCAGTGAGAGGGCCAGCCAAGCCAAGCCCCCGCGCGATACGTCCGAATTCGCGCCCGTGGCCGTCTGACCAGCAGACAGTATGTATCAATTCATGGGTCAGCACGTCCGCAATGCGGGCAGCCTCAATATTCTTAGGGCTGATGAAAATTTCATAATGCCCGTCTGCCGACATGTGCGGGGAGTATGTTTCGCCAATGGCGCGCGACCGATACCCCGTAGACATGTGCCCGACACTGACACGGATGTTTTCGGGGATGCTAGCGTTAAGGGCGTCAAAGTAGGGGCGGGCAGCGTCTACAAACGCCCACAGCCAAGCCTCCCGCGTTTCAAACGTGGCAGGGGCGGGGGCGGCAGTCGGTTCGGTAGCAGTCATGTTCGGGCCTTTCAGGCTGGCAGGTTGCGGGGGCATGGCTAGCGCCCGGCGGCTCAAATCAACGCCGCATAGCGGCTTTAATGGCATTGCGAGGGGCGGTCAAGCCCCCCTAGCGCCAGACTGTCTTACACTGCGCGCATACGTGGGGAGGGGGCAGCAGCCGGGGCAGGGGATAGCACGGGGCAAGCCTGTCAGCCCCGATTTAGTATCTTGACACGCTAGAAGGCGATTAGAGGCCCGTGGAGCGCTTTCAGGGGCTTTCCGGTATCCCGACACCTAGCGGGGGCCTTTTGGCGCTGTATGGGGTTTTCACGTTTTGTTCCGGCATGGCTCAGGGCGGGAGCTATGCAATACAGGCATGGCCTGCCAGACATGATTGATACTTATGAGACGTGGGGGAGGCATGACCGAAACTTGTATATTGCTGTTATGAGAAGAATTGATGGCGCGGGGCCTTTTGAGAAGAATTGATTATTCTTGAAACGATATGAGAAGAATTGATTATTCTTGAAACGATATGAGAAGAATTGATTATACCGTATCGGCTTGAGCATGGCTTAGGCAGTATCGGAATATTAGAAGAATAACCCCCTATTTATAAATAAATAGGGGATTTCAATTCTTCTCTAATTCTCAAAATAAACTAGTATAGTTTGGAATATTAGAAGAATTAAAATAGACATAGGGACGGGGTTCTCCGAACGATACTAGAAGAATTGATTATTCTTGAAACGTTTGGAGAAGAATTAAGGTTGCCCAAGTATAGCGCGCACAAATACTTGATGGCTGGTATCGGTTACTTGCTGGCCCTGCTGGCGGGTATCGGGGCAGCACGTGGCAAGGGCTGGCCTGTATTAATACCCTTGCCCGCTTGGCCCGTATCGGCAGGGCATGGGGGCCTTACCCTCCCCGGCTGGCCTGTTGCAGCGCTGCAATGTCCGATAATGGTTATTATGTAAAATGTTACTGGTATGTAACATGTCCTGTCCCTTGTTCCTTGTTTGTTCCTTGCCATGTGATGATACAACGTATCATGGCCTGCATGTCTTAATACTAGTGCAAATCAGTCGCATTAAGGCTACCACCCCCCAGCCCCCTCGACGGCAGGCCGCCCCCACTTGTGGGCCTAGCGCACTCTCATATAAATCCCCAAAATAAACAGTAAAAGTTGCCTAGTATAAATTAGTCAGTAAAACCTATACCGTATAAAAATACCGTAGCATACCCGCCGCCCCCGTATAAAAAATACCGTAGAAACATACCCGCAAAACACGCCCCCGCCCCAAAAATTTTCTGAAAAAATACCCTTGAAAATCCCCCCGGCCCCCCTTAAGCTACCCCTATGCTTGGCGAGCTATCACCCACGGCGTTTGCCCGAACCCCTGAGGTTTTAGAGGCACTTGAGGAAGCCCTGATTGCGTGTCATGGCGACCTCCCTTCGGCTGCCCGCCGTATCCGCGTCCCCCTGCGCCAAGTCCACATGTGGACGGCAGCCGACCCCGAGGCGTATAACCGCGTCCGTGAGGCCCAAATCATCGGCTGGCAGTCCCTAGAGAGCGTGGCCTACAAGCGCGCGGTGAAGGGTATTAAGGAGGACGTATACTATCAGGGCTTGGTGGTAGGCCAGCGCAAGGTATACTCCGACGGCCTACTCAGCCAGCTACTCAAGGCACGAGTGCCCGCTTTCAACACAGACGCCGCTACCGCGCAACGGTCGCCAGTATCGGTGAACGTGAACGTGATGCCCCGCGCATCCTCATACGAGGAATGGGTGGCACAGAGGCAGCATACGCTGGCGCAGAGGGCGCTTGGTGATGCCGCAATAGAGGGAGAAGTAGTAATGGGCAGCGTTAAGGACGCTGTAGCCACTGCTGAATTCGACCCCCGCGAAGGGCTGCCGTCACCCCCGGCGGCAGCCCACACGCCCCTTAATACTTACAACCCGGATGACTGGTCGCTGTGACAGCCGAGCTATGGACGCCGCAGCCGGGGCCGCAGTCCCTAGCTATCAGTGCCCGCTTTGTAGACGAAATCCTATACGGCGGGGCGCGGGGCGGCGGTAAAACGTCGTTCCTGCTTGGCGACTACTTGCAGGACACGCCCCAAGGCCCCGGATGGGCCGGTATCATCTTTCGCCGTAGCTTCCCTGAGCTTGAGGAACTAATCAAGCAAGCCAAGGAAATGTATCTGCCCTTGGGTGCTTCGTGGAAGATTAGCGACCGGACGTTTACCTTCCCCACTGGCGCTACTCTTAAGATGCGTCACATTGACACCGTAGACGACGCCAGCAAGTATCAGGGCCATGAGTATAGCTGGGTTGGCTGGGACGAGCTAGGTAACTGGCCGACGCTGGAGGGATACAAGAAACTAAAAGCCTGTGTGCGGGGCACCGACAGTCAGGTGACGCATAAGCGTATTAGAGCTACTGCAAACCCCGGTGGCCCCGGACACCACGCAGTAAAAGACTACTTCATTGACCACCACCCGCAGGGCTTCGAGCTAATCACAACGCCTGAGGGCACTACGCGCATGTTTATACCGGCGCGAGTGACGGACAACCAGATACTTATGCGGGTAGACCCGGAGTATGTGAATCGTCTTAAGGAGGTTGGCAGCCCTGAGCTTGTGAAAGCGTGGCTTGAGGGTGATTGGAACGTCATTACCGGGGCCTACTTCCCCGA